ATGAAAGAGAATATAATAGTGAACAATCTTGCTCCTGTAATTATACCTACATTATGTAGATATGATCATTTTAAAAGATTAATGGAATCTCTTAATAAATGCACATGGGCGGATAAAACAGATGTGTATATTGGACTTGATTATCCCGCAAAAGAAGAACATAGGGATGGTTGGATGAAAATAAAGAGATTTTTGTGTGAAGAAAGATTTTGTTTTAAAAAAATTGTAGTCTTTGAGAGAGAGTATAACTATGGAGTTAAGGGTGAAAATAATAATATATCAGCATTGATAAAGTATGTGAGTACGTATTATGATCGTTGGATTTTCTCAGAAGATGATAATGTATTCAGCCCCAATTTTTTGGTATACATAAATAAAGGACTAGAAAAATTTAAGAATGATAAATCTGTATTTGCCATTAATGGATATCGCCATTTTTACAATGTAAAATTCAAAGAGAATACATTCTTTAGGCAAAATATCGACTTTTCTGCTTGGGGATATGGAATATGGAAGGATAGATATGAGCAGATGACTCATAATATGACAAGAGAGTATTTGAGAAAATGTCTGTATAGTTTCCAGAAATGGAAAAAAGTGTGGGAATGTGGTTGGTTTAAAAGATCTGTATTCATTTCTAATGGAAGTAGTCATAAACCAATTTGTTTTCCAGATTGGATGATAGGATTATATTTGACACTAGAAAATCTTGATGTCATAATGCCTCGTATTTCTACAGTTAGAAATGAGGGATGGGATAATAGTGGGTTGAGTTGTAAAATATCAAAATGGGGAGATATTGCTCAAAAGCATACTTTGCAAGTAATAGACGAAAGTTTTGATTTTCAATATGTTGGTACTGGGCTTGAATATTATAATGAAAATAAACATATGTATATACTTGAGGGCATTGAAAAATCATCAAGTTTTGATTTTTTTATTCGCACAAACAAAGCTTTTGTAAAACTTATTCTAAAAAAGTAGTATTGTGTTATAAAACTAGAATTATAAATTGTGATGAAAAAAAAAATATTAATAAAAGCATCTGGTATAACTGCTCCCTCATGGAGAGGATATAATGCAGGAGTTGGTAGATCAACATTGATGTTGCTAAAATCTTTAGCTAAAATATCAAATTTACCTTTTGATATAGAAATATATGCAAGTGGGTTAAGTAGTGTAGGCTTTGATTTTCATAATTTGCCATTTAAGCATTTCTCCTTTCCTATTCCTGAGAAAATAGGGTGCGAATTGACAAGAATAGAACCATTTATTAGGTCTAAATTTGTGAATTATGATTTGCTTCATATTCCACATAATTTAGATGAAGTGCATTCTAAGGAAAGTTATATAGTAACACTACATGATGTTATAGCTTATGACAGAGCAATAGCTAATAACGATATAAAGACAGCTAAAAAATGGCAGAAAATGGCTTCTAGAGCAAAAGCCATAATGACTTGCTCACAATATTCAAAGTCAGAAATAGTTAGCAAGTTAAATATATGTCCTGAGGTGGTTTCGGTTGTTTATTGGGGAGCATCAACAGATAAATTTTATATTGAAGATAAAAATATAACAAAGAGGAATCTTCATTTATTAGGAATAGATGGGCCTTATTTTGTTTCTATATCATGTGCGCACCCAAGAAAAAATATTCGAATATTATTGAAGGCTTTTCAATTATTTTTACAAACAAATCCTAAGCATAAATTGGTTTTAGTGTGGAGTAATCCCCCTCAAGACATATTGCAGACGTATGCGAAGGAAATATCTGATCTTAAAATTGTTTTCCTTAAATATGTATCAGATGAATATCTACGTTCTTTATATAATGGTGCAACTTTAACAATGTATCCTTCTCGTTCTGAAGGATTTGGTTTCCCTATTTTAGAATCTTTTGCTTGCGGGACCCCTGTTATGACTTGCCGTAATAGTTGTTTGCAAGAAATTGGTAGAGATGTTGCACTGTATGTGGGCGAAGACAATGTTGATGAGATGGTAGATGTCATGAAATATTTTGAAAAGAATTTGTTTAATATGGAACTTTTTAAAAAAATGTCTAACAATTTACTGCCGTCTTTTTCTTGGGACGAAACAGCCTCTAAATATGTGGATTTCTATACAAAGTCTTTACTTTTATAGTTGAGTCCTAACATATATGGATATTTTTAATATTATCATTTTGATATTTTTAGTAGAGGTAATATCTTTTTTCATTAATAAAGGATATTCATTATCTGCTGTGATAGTTATAATGCTTCTTATACCGGGTATTCTGAAGTTTGATGTCGGTGTGAATTTAAATGTGTTTAACTTGGCTATATTCATTTTCTGTGGTCTTTTATTTCTTACTCGCAGACATCAAAGAGTACAGTTTAGAGGAATTCGAAAGGTGGTAAAGGGATATTGGATTTATATCCTTATTAGTGCGTTGGTAGCATCATCTGGTGATATTTCTATTGGAGAGTATTTGAAGAATATGCTGTTGTTTTCTATAGAATATACAATGATTGCTTATGCTTTATGTTATATAAGGTTGAATGATAAAACCATAAAAGTAATAGATATAACATTAATTGTTTGTGCTTTTATCATTATAATTTATGGATTATTCAATTATTTCACGTCTTTCAACCCGTATATTGCTTACATTAGCTTATTGACGGATAATGTTGATATGTCAAATGTCTTTCAAGAAGAAAGCCGTGGCTTGATTTCAGGAAGAATATCCAGCACCTTTATTCATCCATTACAATTGGGACAGGTTTCATTATTGCTCTTGTCTTATGCTATTTATCAGTTTAAATCTCGTTGTCTGCTATTTATATATTGGTTGATGATTATTGGCTTGATATGGATGTGTGTGTGTTGTGGGGCTCGGTCAGCATTGGTTCCGGTACTTTTGGTATTTATGGGGCACAGAACGAAACGTATATTGAGGATTGAGCGGAAAGAATATCAAACCTATTGATATACAAAATGTTATGCAAAATATGAGTGGATGGCTCTGCAAAACGAAACGTTTACGTGGGTTTAATTTGCAGCTACATTTATGTGCTTTTTAGGCATACAGATTTGCAGATAGGTTTAATTGGGTTTACATAAGGCTTACATGGTTGATTCTGGTGGGGGAGTGAGTGGCAGCTGCGGCTGCTTTTTTTGTGCCTGATTATTTGATATAATGCTGCTTAAATTATTCCATATAATAGTTATTTGGTATATTTGCGACAAAATATTATTAGTTATGGCAAAGGTAATACATATACATTTGACACACGGAATAGAAGGAACAAAGCGGAAAGACTGGTATTTTAGTAGTATAACGGCCATTTATACTGTTTTGACGGCAGAACAGGTGGGCGCAACGAAGAATTATCTGCTTCATGCAGGATTATCTGGTAACGGGACTGTATGCACCAAAAAGGCTATAATAAAGCAATCTACGCTCATTTCTTGCGGGCGTAGTGGAAATGTATCAGACGAATAATAAGCGGCTAAAAAGGCAATAAAAACGGCTTTAGAATGATCCGGTGTGGGGAGGTGGTTATACCTCCCCTTTTTTGTGCTTGAAATCGGTCTTTTTTGACGCTGGATATTCAGGTGGATATTCAAAGTGGATATTCACTTTTATAGAACTGGATATTCAAAATAGGGTTTTGGCGGTGTGCGATACAGACATGCTAAAATACCACAATTTTAAAAATACCCCTTGTTTTTTATTTGATAGCCCCCCCCTAAAAACCTATCATTTTTCACGTTTTACTTTTTAAATTCCCCAATATCAGTGCCTTTATGCCCTTATATAATGGTAGGGGAGGGGGATTGCTTGGGAGGGGGACATCATGGGGGATGATAGGGGGTACGCTTCGTTTTCCATCACCGGTGTATGGTAATAGTAAATCCGCCTACCCGACATTTGCAGTACCGGAAATGGGCGCATCCGATACATGTTTTTCCTTTTCGATTGTCATTTGCCGGATTCGTTCCTCTAAGCGTCCGATTTCTCTATCTTGTTCCCTGATGATTTCTTCTTTTTCTCTAATTAAGGCAAGGAGAGAGGATAGTTCGGTTGTTTGTGTTGTTGTAGATGATGTATTATAGTAAATATCACCTTTCCCAGTAAGTAACCAGGTAGGGTTTATATCATTATGTATTTCGATAATTTTCGACACCCATAAACTTGATATATCTGTTCCTTTGCTAATGCATCTTGAAATTACTCCATTCGAGCACCCAATAGCTTGTTCAAGTGCCCTTGTACTGATACCTTTTTCTTTAATTAGGATTGCAATCCTGTCGGAAATATTCGTCATAAGTCGTAAATTATCTACATAAAACTTTTTAGTGTCGAAAATATTCTATATATTTGCAGCGTGTTCAAAAAGGAACACCGCGCCAAATATACGAAAAAGGCATGTGATTAGCGAATTTTAAGGATTAAAGAAAATGAACGAAGAAATAAAAGAATGGCAGACACAGAGCGTGAAGCACAAGGTGGCTTACGTGTTGATGATGGACGGTATCAGCTTCAGATATACCGAAGAGACCGGGATTGTGTTTTCCGCACCTGATTTTTATGTGAAGAACCTTATCCGCCGCCTGATGAGTTGTTACGGCGTGAGTTTGAAACCGATTATAAACGAATTTAAATAAGTGAGATTATGGAAAACAAGAAAATGAGTTGCTGGGATTTTGTATTCAGTTCTGTAAAGACCCATATAGATGATTTGGTAAGACAGGCTGACAAGTACACCAAAGACATGAATGAGGATTTTGAACATTTCTTCTGCTGGTATGCCGAGGATATGTACAAGACGCAACGTGAACTTTCCTGTTACCGTGCCTTGAAGGTGGTTTTATCTGCCGGTAGCCATGATGATGTAAAGTTATACATGGAAAGCAAGATAAACAGTCTGACTGATAGTCTTCTTACCGGAAGCATCCGCAAGAACAGCACCAGTGCGGCTTCAAATTTGGCGCATACGTTGGAACTGGAAGTGAACCAGAAGATACGTGAGAAATTCACTATACTTCTTGGGATTATTGAAAAAGGTGAAAAGGTTGAGGGACAACAGTAAACCCAGCGTGACAACCCGGAAGGCGTTAAGAGACGGGTGACGGTGTGGAAAGACACACGGGAGTGCATGGTTCTTGTGCCGGGGTTCGATTCCCCGGACTCCCCCCAATATTAATCATTAAAACAAGTGAGATATGAACAAGAGGTACATTCACATTACGAAAGCCGACCGCGACTTTATCGCAAAGGCACTCAACGTGACAGAGAAGACTGTTTATAACGCTATCCGGTTTGATGACCGTCGTGGCAACTCCGAACTTTCTGCAAAGATCCGTAAGTTGGCCATGGATCGTGGCGGTATTGTGATGGTTGTTATTCCGGAAATAGAAACTTTCCATGATTATGACAATGTGATGCGTCAGTACTGTCCGAACGGTGCCTTGATAGAGCTTGACCGTAATGATGGTAGCGGTCAGGTAATATTCAAGGGAGAAACGGTGAAGACTTACGAGCATGTGATGGTTGCCGATATTAACCAAATCCAAGCGTTTGCATCGGCATTGAGATAGGAGGCGGCTATGTTGGTGTATTACGGTAACATACAGTGTATTTCTGCACGTGAGCTCATAGATGGCGGCTATATCACCGAATCCTGTTATAG